GATTTTACACCCTCACAGTTGGAAGCGTTAAAAGGCGGCAAAGGCGATAAAGGGGATAAGGGCGACAAAGGAGATGCGGGAGCAAATGGTAAGGACGGCAGCCCTGGAACAAAAGGGGATAAAGGCGACAAAGGAGATCCCGGCGCGGCGTTTACCTACAGCGATTTTACACCATCACAGTTGGAAGCGTTAAAAGGCGGCAAAGGCGATAAAGGGGATAAGGGCGACAAAGGAGATGCGGGAGCGAATGGTAAGGACGGCAACCCTGGAGCAAAAGGGGATAAGGGCGACAAGGGAGATTCCGGTGCGGCGTTTACCTACAGCGATTTTACACCCTCACAGTTGGAAGCGTTAAAAGGCTGCAAAGGCGATAAAGGGGATAAGGGCGACAAAGGCGATTTTGGACAGGATGGATTAACACCCCACATAGGTGCGAACGGTAATTGGTGGATAGGAGAGTTTGATACAGGTGTTTCTGCTGAGGGAATAGGCGGTTCCGGTATAAAAAGAGTACAATATGTAGTTAAAGATGAATCTTTAATAATTCCATTATATCATAGGACTGTTATTAAAAATGTGAGTTTTGAGAGTTGTGATACTCAATTTACTTACTATTATTTCGGGTATTTGTATGATTTAAATATAGATAAGTTCGACTTTTTGGAAAATTATGATGACAGAAATACTATTATTCCTGATTTTGAAAAGTGGTATTTTATAATAGAGGGTAGTGAGTTTCAGTATTTTGACGGAGATGATTGGTACAGTGCCGACCCGGATGCCATAGGTGCGAATTTACGAATTGATAATTTATAATGTTTAAATGAAATAATTATGGAGCGACAACAAAACAGTGACATTGAAGTGGAAGTTAAATTTACCGGAGTTACAGAAGAACTTCTACCGGACTTTCAGTTTGATTTTTATACCGAACTGCATTCGGAGAACACCTACACTTGCCGTAAGGAAGGCACCGAGTTGACTCATTGTGTTATTGAAGAACCGGAGATTAAGCCACCGGGCTGGGGCACAAGTGTAAGGTGTATTCTTGAAAACCACAATCTAAAGCAGGGGCAGCTTTGTGTTCTTGTGCACATAAAGTGGCCGAACCCAGATTATAAAGATGGGATTAGGGATGATATTTACCGAAAAAAACTGAATTTAATCATCACACCCTAAACACAAAATGGCAAAAAAAGGGTACAACAGGCTAAACTATTTAAAACAATGCAAGATTATTATTGACATTGTAAACACCCATTATAAAGGGGGATATACCACTTATGCCGGTGTATTCCGTACTTTTATAGAGCCATATTACCCAATGCATTACAATACATTTATGCGAATTATTAACGCACCAAATATTGAGTTGCAAATTAAAAGAGAAATGGAGCGCATTAAAGTGTTTTCTGACTCTGCAAATCAGCAGGAACTTTTTTGAAATTTTACTTTTACAACAGGTTTTACTTTTTTCATCGTATATCTATGCTGCGCGGAGTCATCCTGTACTCTACAAACGTATTCTTCCACGCTGTCCACATAGTGTTCGTGGTTGTGGTTGATTATGCTTTGTGTTCGCATCAGTCCGTTTGTAAACGGCGTGCAGAAACCTTGCAGGGCTTTAACTACCAATCCCGGTATATTTAGATAATTCAGCATTTGATTGCGCACTTCTCCGGGTGTATATTCCGCAGTTTGCCCATACCATTGGGTTACTATATGCAGCCGGATGGTAAGGTCTGCATCCTGTACCTGCTGCCCCATCGTGCGCCACTGTATCGGTATAAACTCAAAAAACACCGCCGGCGTTTCAAAGGGAGTTTCCTGTTCTATAAATTCAACGTTTTGGTTCCAAAGGTCGAAGTGCTTGAAAAATTGTTCGTCTTTTTCGGGATGTCTAATTGATTTTAAACGCTCCTCGTAGGCTAAATAAAGTTGTGCTAACATGTTGATTCAATTAAAAATTAATAATTAAAAGAGGGTTATTTGTTAAATATTTCTTTGAGTTTGGACTCTAATTTTTCGATGATTATTTTGTTTAGTTCGGGGTCGTTGCCCATAAATTGACGTTTTGGCATAGTGAATCCTGCGCCTCTGCCCGCTCTTAAACCCTCGTTATGAACTCTGCCGTATGGCTCTTTGCTACTGAAAGCGGACGGATTTGTCCATATAACTACAGTGCCGGGTGTTGTTTCTTTAACTTCAATTGAGCGTGCCAGGTCGCAGGTGGCGCCTGTGAGTATTTTTCGGGTTTTTGCCGCTCCCTTTGTCTTTTCACTCTGTCGGCGTTTTACTTCCTGCCATTTATTCCTACCCCATGCCTCGTTTTGAAAGTTCTTTTTAAAGAAACTCACAGATTCCTTTCCGGCAATAACCGGTGCGTATTTGTCAAAGAACTCTTTATATTCTTTGGTAATGCGCTGAATGTTTTTATTAAATTCTTCTGGGGTCATTTGTTATTTAAAAAATTATACTATTTTCGCGGCTGGAAAACAAACATAATTTATATCCTAACCTTCAGGCGGAGCTCTTAATTATGTTTGTTTTTTGTCTTAATGTATTTGTGATTGAATAAAGAGTAAATTTTCTTTGAATACTTTCTTCAACTGTAAGAAAAGCAGGCTTTCCATCGGGCAAAGTTATTTGAAAATAATAATACTTATAAGCGTTAGGCTTAGTAGTAGGTTTATCGTTCAAAGCCCAAGCTACACATTTTCCGTTTTCTAAATACTTATCAATTTCAGATATGATTTGATTTTTAATATAGCATCTATCATCTCCCCGCATATCATTTATAAGATGGTTAATTCCTCTACTATTATACTCAACACTTACCATATTTTTAGCTTCCAAATAGACACCTGTTGTTTTTCCGTATAGCGTTTTTAAGCTTTCCCTGTATTGTTTTTTTGTTATTGTATGATATTTGTTAATAATTATTTCTTTTTCATTTTCTGTAGTTTTAGAGAAGTAGCTCGCCTTATCGGTAAAAATCTCTCCTGTTTCTGCGGGGTTGCCTTCCAACCCTGCCGGTGGGGTGTAGTTGTATGTTCCGCCTGACACAGGCTCGTCTGTTTCTTCCCAGTCGCATTTACAGTTCCACAGGTTACCGGGTTGATTTTGGCTCCAAAAGGGGTCGTTTTTTGCCCATACTTTATTCCAAAATATGCGGTGTTCTTCTCGCGGGTTTGCGCTACGGCTGGGTAGCCACATTATATTCGGGTAAAGTTCGTTGCTTATGGGGTCGGCGTTAAAGTCGTTCCACTGTTTTGCCGTTCTTGCGCGAGCAATTGAGGTGTTGTATTCTGCTGCCTGGTAGCGGTTAAAAGTGTTGAGAATTGCCTTTTGTACTTTTGGGTCGCTGTTATGCTGTAGCAACTGCGTGGCGTGGTAGGCTTTGTAGGCGGAAAAACGGCTTACGTTTGCTTCAAATTGCTGTTGCATATCGTAATACCTGCTGCCATATTCGCCGCTTTGTAAAACACCGGAAACGGCGCGTTTCAAGTTTTCACTATAGGCTCTGTACAGGTCGGCGTTAATTGTGCCGGTGTTGCCTGCTTTAATATCGGACAGTACTTTTTCGTACAGCTCTTTTTTTGTTAAGTTGTAGGGTGCGTTAAAAGTTGTTACGCACTCCATAACTTGAGCGGTAGAGTTTCCGAAATAAATATTATCTAATACTGCCAGTTCTGATATTGTGTTGGGCGTTGCGCGCAACGCCCCTATACGAAAAAATCGGCAACTTTTCCTAAAAAGTTTTTTGGTTTTTCATCGCTCTTTAAAGGGTTTTTCAATGGTGTTTCAAAGGCGGAAAAATCGGGTACTGCTTTCATCTCCTCTTTCATTGCCTCGTAATTTTCCGGCTTGGGAATATCAAACTCCTCGTAAATATAATCATCATCTACCGGAACATCTTTTTTTATACCTGAAATCACTTCCCACTTTGTTTTTAGCGCGTTCCAGTCTTTTCCCGGACTCCTAAACCAGATTTCGCCACCCTGCATATTGAATCCGAAACGTTTTAGGATAGCACGTACCTGAGTATTAAGTAGCGAGAGGATAAATTTTTCATCGGATTCTTTTACACTATCCTCACTTTCGGCGTGCACCTCGCCCAGTGCTCTTGCACCTTTTTCGCCCTGTTCGGTGGTAAGTGTATTTCTCACAAGTATTTTAGAAATAAAGGCATCGCAGATGGCAACTAAATCCTTGTAGATTACGTTTCCCGCGCCACTGTCCCCGGATATGAGGTTCATACTGGAGCTTTTTGGACGCACAAACCAGGGCGCTGCGCCCCAATTTTCGTTCATACGTATTAAGGCTTTGCGTGTATCATCGTCAAAATCATCGTAAACACAGTCTCTAAATGGCATTCCAAACATTTCGGCGTATTGTGCCATATCACCCAACCCACCGCGTTTATAAATTACGTACTGTGCAACTTTCGCCATTAGCCCCATTGATGTGGGATTCCCTGTGTAAATCATGTAGCGGTTGTATGGCTCTTGTGTAAAGATAATATCCGGTGTAATTATAGACTGCTGATAGGATATGCACTGAAATTTGCGCTCAGGGTGTACGTGTTTTCTCGGTATGAGGTCGTAGTCAATACGATGTACTTCCTGGTCGTTGTCCCACCATATTTTATTGATTTGAATCACAGTATATCCCCACAGTAAAGTGTCTAACAGGTCGGATATTATTTGCCTCATATCAGGCGAGTTTAATAACTTCCCTATCTGTTCATCTTCCTCTCCATCTTTTACAAATAGCAAATCTTTGTTTAGAATATTATCAACGCGTTTTCCCCAGGTAGATTCAACTTGACCGTCCAATAATATATCTTCATAAAGGTCATACAGGCGTGTTCGGATGGGATTTTCCTTGTTTTCAAAACTTTTTATAGCATTGCGCCAGTCTTGAATATCTGTTGCCGTGCGTTGTGGCACCCGAACATCAATATTTTGTATTATTATTTCCGGTACCTTTCCAACAGTTTTAATTCCTTTTTTCTTTTCCATTATGGGTGGTTTTTACGTTTTTTATTTGAGCCGAAAGCCACAAAGTTACTCGGTGATTGCTCCCCATACAGTCTGGGCAAGTCAAGGGCTGCTCTTTCACTTTGCACTAACTTTAAAAACGAAATGGCATCTTCGTATTTTTTTCGGCGTGTTTCCGGCATGCCAACCGGATTATTTATAGTGTAGCAATTGTACAATGCGATATCACGAATCAGTTTAACGACCATAGCGCAACGGGCGCTTCCCGTTTTTTTTAACTCTTGAGATAAATCGTATCTTGCCGTTATGTAGCTGCTAACTTCATGTATCGCATCGCCAATCGCAGTAAGAGCGTTCTCTTCGTTCCGGGTAATAACTACAAGAACTTCACCGAAAATTCCACTTTTTAAGTCTTCAATAGTAAAATACATAATTATACGGTGTAATAGATGGATATTTTTTGAAGTTCAAGAGAGTTTTTAAGTTTAGGGTGTAAAACTCCCTGCTGAATAAGGAAGTTTACGTGAACTCTGTTGTACACTCGTATTCTTTTGTGTACTTTGATAACATAATGACGTTTTTTGGTTACCCGTGCCAATCTGTTGGCTTGTTTGATGGCACTTTTGACTCTGATGTAATTGTACAGGCGCTTGCATAATTGAAACATTTTGATTAATAATTAATGGTTTATACTCGTTTTGTGGTGTGCTTTCGCACCCCAATGTTAATTTTAGTGTTGTCTAATGTTTTTGCTTTTTCGTTGATTTTCCACACGGCTCCTTCTACGGCATCGCAACCATCTGCGGGCGCGCCGAGATTTGGCTCCAACAGCAGAAACGATTCCTCCAGCCTTACAAAGTGCGGATTCTCTTTTTTATCAATATTGAGGATAAGGAGTCCGTTTCTGTTCAAAGGCTCAAGGTTGCCCTCAATACGACTGTATTTATCCGGTTTGTTTCTGTCGTCTCCCAAAATAGGATAAACATACTTTTCCTTTGCGGCTTCCCGAAATAGCGGTGTAATTACCTGTTCGTAAAAAGGGTCTTGCAGGGAGTTGTTTTCAATGTAGGAATATACCTGTACTCCTTCGGGAATGGCTTCCCTCATATCGTAAAACCACTGCACGAACTCCGCATTTGTGGCGGGAGAGCAGCGGCAGTCTGTTACATAATATTTTCCTTCCAACAGCCCAACAGCCACCAATGCTTTTTGCGGGCTGGACTTTTTGTTTTTATTGGATGTGGACGGGTCTCCGTAAAGAACAATGTATTTGAAACGTTTTAAGTTAGGGATTTTTCCCCACACCATTTCTTTAAAAACCGTTCCTTCCGAAATGGGATTGTTGTAGTATTCGCCCTGAGCGGCTTTTGTAGAAATTTTTGAAAGTATGGCATCAATGTCCTCCTCACTGTTTTTGTCCCATGTGGATTTTCCGTTTTTGTCTCTTATATTGATGATATCCACGTGGTCTGCTACTTTTATGGCGCGTGTAATACAGCAATCTTTGGCGATGATATTTCCATTAAACAGGATGCGCCATTTACCGCTAACGCTCAGTGTTGGGATTACCGCACGCTCAATCCAGTCCCATTTTGTTTTAATCCGTTCGGGATTGCGGCACTCCTCGTCCGTGTCAATATCATCAAAAAGAATAAAGTCCGGGCGTATTTCTTCATTGCGGGTTCCACGTGGCGATTGTCCGGCGCCAAGGGCACGAAAGGCGCACCCTAACTTTGTGGTAAATTCGCCTGCTTCCCATTTGCCTTCCGTTTTCTGTTCGCCGTAGTCGTTAATGATGCGACTGTTTAACTCCAACTGCAACTTGAAAGGCGTTAGTAAACGTTCTGCGTTGTCATAACTGTTTGAAACCAACAAAACATTATGTATCTGTTTGGTAAGCGACAGCTTAAGAATTTCAAACATGGAGCGTGCCGACTTTGCCAACTCGCGGCTCCACGCACGAACTTCGTAATATTTAGTTTTGCCAAACAAACGTTTTGTTGCTTTTTTATGAAACTCTGCAGGCGCTGCCGTACAGTATTTTGGAAAGTAGTATTTAAACCACGCCTCGTCATCGGCTTCAAGTTTTTTGATACGCAACTGCTTTTCGGCTTCCGTTTCGCTGCTGTCCACTTCCACATCGGCGATATACTGCTTAAAGTATATTTCCCAATCTTTTACTGCGCGTTTGTCTTGTGCTGATAACTGTGCCATTACATACAGGATTTAATGTACATATCAAAATATGAGGCTATTTGTTTGGATTGCTCAAAGTCGGTAATCTTTCTCACAAAAGCCAGAAACTGTTTGCCCACCTCTGTTTTTTCCGCCACGTTGGTTTCGGTTTCCAAATTTTTGATAGCAGCCGTTATTTTCAAAACGGCATCGGCTTCCTTGGAACTCATAAAGCGTTTACCCTCTTCTCTGTTCTTGACGGCATTTTTAGCTTCGAGCAGTTGGTCGTACAGGTCGGATAGTGTTTCACTTTTACTAAGTAAAAGGGACTTATTTAATTTTTCCCACTTTTCAGATTCCACCCATTTGCATATTGTTTGTGCGCTAACTCCCACACGTTTCGCCACTTCCTTTTGGGTAATGCCGGGATTGTTGATGTAAAGATTTCGTGCAAAGTCTTTTTTTTGTTCACGTGTCAGGTCGCCCATTTTTGTCTTTTTTTTGGCGCAAAATTAAATCTGCTTTAATACGTAGAGGATAGTTTATTACACACTGTTATAATGTTATTACACTGTATAATAATATAAGAAATTGTTTTTTTTTCAATGTTATTTTCGCAACCTCAAAATGCGATGACGCAGAATATTTTTTAACAAATTGGTTATGTAAGCAATGGCAAAAGAAGTGGAAAACAGTGTTTCAAGCACAGAAGAGATGTATCTGTACGGTACAATTTCGGCGCGCAATGAAAGTAATGCAAAGGAAACTATTATTGATGTTCCTACTTTGGTTCAAGAGATTGAACAAAAGCGCAAAAAGGGGTGCCGAAATTTTACTTTTTATGTAAATTCAGATGGCGGGCAGTGCGTTCAGGGACAAACACTTTTCAGTTATTTGCAAAGAAACAAGCTAAACGTTACCTGGGTTGTGGACGGTATTGCCGCATCCATGATGGCTGCCATCATAAGCAACCCCAATCATAAAGTTATCGCTAACGCTTATTCCAAGTTTATGTATCATCGTGTGCAGGGGTCGGTTTATGGAAACTCTGATGATTGCAGAAACTATGCCGAAATGCTGGATAAATTTGAAAACAGTATTTATGATATGCTTGCCAAGCGCATGAAAGTAACTACGGAGGAGGCAAAAGCAAAATTCTGCGATGGTCGCGACCACTGGTTAACGGCGCAGGAAGCAATGGAATTAGGACTGTGTGACGAGATTATTCCAAGCGACATTTCTATTCCCGACACTATTACGGACAGTAAAGCAATATTTGATTATTGTCAAAATCATATTATTAACCAAAAACCAAACGAGATGATTAAAGAACCTAAAAAATTCGCGGATGCGCTCAATATGGCTGAAACCACCGATGAGGATATTGTTCTCTCAAGAGTTCAGGCTGTTGTAAATGAGCGCAACGCCGCGCAGAATGAGTTGGCGGCAGAAAAAGCCAAAAACCTAACCCTTTCCCAACAGGTTGCCAATTTCCAAAAGCAAAAGGTAACCGACCTTATTAACGCTGCTGTTGAAGCCAAAAAAATTGGCGAAGATGAGCGTGCCACTTACACAAAGTTGGCAGAGGCTAACTTTGAAGATGTAGAAACTATTTTGGCAAAACGCCAGGGCGTTGACAAAGTAGTGGACAAACTTGGCAGCGATGCTATTCCCGAAGCCGAGAAGACATGGGGATGGGATGAGTACCACAGAGCCGGAAAATTGGAAAATCTGAAGGCTACAAACAAGGCCCGCTACGACGAGCTTTACAAAGCAAAATTTAACACTAACCCTAAAAATTAGAAATTATGTGGATTAACAAAACAACAAACGCAAGCTACGGCTTTACAGCTCCGGAAGTAGAGGAGCACTCCGACAAAGTTATTGAAGTTCCGTTTCCCCTTCCGGGAGAATCTGTAATTCCAGATATAAAATCCGGTAAAACCAAAATAACCGTAAAATCGCCTTTCACTTTTATTGACCTTGGCACCACGGCGGCAGCTACGGAAGTAGAAATTGAGGTTGACGAAAACGTGCAGCCCGGAGCCATGATTGCTATCAAGGTAAAAGGAACCGCTGCCGAACAAATAAGCTACAAAGCAAACGGAGTTGTAATTGCTCCCGCTTTTGCAAATGTAGCAGGAAAAACAAAGGTGCAAGTCTTGGTGTACGGCGGAAACGTATTCGTGCCAACAGGTGTGGCATTCCAAATTGATTAGTAAACGAGCAAACAAAAAATTAGAAAATTAACCATTAAAAAAGTAAAAAGATGAAAAAAAGAACAAAATTTTTATTTAGCGTATTAACCGCATTACTGTTTGCGGTAACATTGGGCGGAGTATTTGGAGCACCTGTAGGTATTGCTGCATTTGCCGCTTCAACATTCATTAAGGCGCCTGCCGGTTCTCTTAGAATGGCAGTAACGCCGGAAATTTGGACGGATTACATTATAGGCAATCTGTTTAAGGGAAATGAATTTTTATTAGATTCGGTTGATGAAAGTCAATATGTAATTGGTGGCACACTGGTGCATATTCCTCAGGCGGGAAGCGTCAGCGGCGTGAAGCGAAACAGGGAAACGCTACCGGCAACAATTAAGAGACGTAAGGATATAGATATTACCTACCCTCTTGATGAATTGACTACAGATCCGAGATTTATACCTAACGCTGACACGGTAGAGTTGAGTTATCCTAAAATGGAAAGTTGTATGACGGAAGATATGGCGGCACTTAAACAGTTTGCTGCTGAAAGCATGCTGTACAATTGGAAACCGACATATTACATTAAGGCAAGCGGAACGGCATCGGCGGCAAACCTCGTTTATGGAACCGGTAAAAGAACAAGTTTGACTGTTGCAGATTTTGCCAAGGCTAAATCAATTTTTAACAAGTGGAATATTGACAAGGCGGACAGATTTGTAATATTGTCAACCGAAATGTATGAACAATTATGTGCCGAACTTCGAGAATCAAACGACAAAAATATAGGTGGTATTTATGACCCTGTTTCAGGAAGATTAGTGAAACTGGAGGGCTTTACCATTTATGAGCGCTCAACAACACTGATGGCGTCTAATGATGCGCTTAGCTCCGTTTCCGGTATTAGCGGTTTATTCAAGTGGACGGGTGCAGATTTATTATATACCCCTGAAGAGATGGTTGCCATTGAGTCGGAAGATAAAGTAGCAGCTACTACCGCCTGCGTTGTAGGATTGTTTTGGAGTAAAACGTGGGTGGCTCGTGCGATGGGCTCTACACAAATGTTTGAGAATACCGGAGACCCAACCTACTACGGCGATATATACAGCTTCCTGCAACGCATCGGCGGGCGTGCCCGCAGGGCAGACGGAAAGGGCGTATTGGGAGTTATACAGGCAAAGGCAGCGTAACAATGGATAAAAAAGAACTTAAAAAAATTGCCGATAGGCTTATGCGAGGTAACGGCTTAAAAACCGTTTACCTCGCTGCCGATGGGCAGTGGTTCTCTAATAAAGAAAACGCTGAAAAACATAGCGGCGAAGCAGAACCCCAAGAGTTTAAACTTAAAAAATAATAACGATGTTACCAAGAGTAAAAATAATTTTTGAAAACGGATTGCTCGGTTCATCCGCTCCGATGGATGACGGCGTGTGTGGATTTATTTGCACAGGCGCCGCAGTTACCGGAAAGTTAGAACTGAACAAACCCTATTTGATTACCAAATATGATGCGTTGGCTGAGTTTGGCGTTACTGCCGAAAGCACCGATACCAATGCCAATCTTCACAAGGCAGTAAAAGAGTTTTACGACATCGCACCACAAGGCAGCAAATTATATTTTATGTGTGTTGCCAATACGGTAAAAATGTCGGATATGGTGGATAAAACTAAAGAGTACGGCAAGAAATTGATAGAGTACTCCAATGGTGCCATCCGCTTTTTATTCTGCTTTAAAAAGGACGCTACCGCGTACACGCCAACGATTTTAGACGGATTAGACAGCGATGTTTATATTGCGGCTACCGAAGCGCAAAAGTTAGGCGTTCACGCTGCCGATGTGTGTTTTGCACCCTGTATGGTATTTTTAGAGGGCAGACACTTTACCGGAACACCTGCCACATTGAAAGAACTGCACCAGGGCGAACTAAACCGCGTGGGCATTCTTATTGGCGATACGGTTTCCGGCAGCAATGGCGCTACACTGGGAACACTTGCCGGAACGCTGGCAAACATTCCGGTGCAACGTTCCATTGCCCGCGTAAGAAGCGGAGCCCTGCCGGTTACCCAAATGTTTGTTGGTAGCAAAAGAGTGGAAGATGCCGACGTGGAAGTAATAAGCGACAAAGGTTTTATTACTTTTCGCACTTTTGTTGGCAAATCCGGATACTTCTTTACCGATGACAAGTTGGCAACAAAAGTAACCGATGACTACGCATTAATTCCAAGACGCAGAGTGGTTGACAAGGCGTACCGTATTGCCTACATTACACTGCTTGAGGAACTGAACGAAGAGTTGCCTGTGGATGACATGGGTCGTATCCCGGCAGCAACCACGAAAAGCATTCAAAACAACGTTGAGCGTGCCATAATTAATAATATGGCTGTTTATCGTAATTTGGGCAACGACCCAAGCGATACTAACGACACCGGTGTTGAGTGTTATATTGACACCAATCAAAACGTGGTGGCTACCTCCAAATTAAATGTGCGTTTGCGCGTGAAACCATACGCCTACCCAAAATACATTGACTGTTATTTAGGATTTAAGGCAGCACAGGCGTAATCAATTAATCATTAACCATTAATCATTAAAAATATGTTTGATTCAAGACAATATGAATGGAATGACTTAACGCTTGTTTTGGGAGGTAGAGACCTCACCGCTTTTAGAGGTGTTAAGTACGCTGAAAAACAGGAAAAGGAACCTGTTTATGGAAAAGGAAATAAGCCTTTATCCATCCAAAAGGGCAACATTAGTTACGATGGCGAAATAACATTATTGCAATCAGAATTAGAAACGTTGCGCGAAGTGTCTAAAACAAAATCTGTTTTAGATTTGCAGTTGGACGCTGTTGTTTGTTATGGTAATCCTTCGAGTGGCGATGTTATGATTACCGATGTATTACAAGGTGTTCAATTTACCGAAAGTCCCAAAGAAATGAAACAGGGTGATAAGAATATGGAAGTAACCCTTCCATTTATCTTCCTTAGACTTAAAAAAGCAAATTAACCTTAAAAATCCAAAACAATGAATACTGAAATATTAAAAGGACAAGCCACCGATGATGAAATAAAGGCGTGGAAAGAAAAACATGGAAAAGTCCATTTTATTAAGGTTTTGAATAGTATTTGCTACTTAAAAAAACCGAGTAGAAAAGCGTTGAGCTACGCCTCTGTTGCCGGAGAAAAAGACCCTTTGAAGTTTAACGAGATTATGCTGAACGACTGTTGGCTTGGCGGAGACGAGGATATTAAAAAAGACGATACGATGTTTTTGTCGGTTTCCAAGAACGTGTCTAAACTGATAGAAGTACTGGAGACGGAACTGGGGGAGCTTTAAGCAACGCGGCTGTGAGCGAAAAAACTCACAAACTGCGTATTCAGAATGCTCAACTAAGGTACTACATGAACATTCAGGATCCGGACAGCCTGAGTAATGAAGATTGGGCTGCAAGAATTAAAGAACTGGAGTGGATACGTGTTCAGGAGGCTAAAGGTAATCAACTTACCGAATAGATGAAAAGGAGGAGAAGTGCTAAAATTGAAAGCAGTACGGCTAACATAATAAGCGCAATTCTAAGTCCCCTTTTGCTCAACGGTTTAAGCCTATCTCCAAAAAACCATGCAAGAATGGAAATAATTATTGCCGATATAAATATTGTTGTTAACATGCCGCGAAAATAGAAAAAAATCAAATGGATAATATCGTAACCTACATATTGGACATTAAGGGTAATATTGATGAGAAACTGAAAAAAATCATTATTACTAACGAATTACAAGCTGACACCTGGGGTAAGGTAAAGGAACAGGTTAATTCGGCAAAAAACGTTATGGATAAAATGGGAAACAGTATCGGGAGTATGACCGCTCGCGTTGCTGCGCTAAAGGCACAAAAAGAATGGGTACCTGCAGAGAATACGGTTGCCATTCGTGCAATTAACAAGGAAATAAGAGAGTTGGAAAAGGATATATCTCGGCTTGATAATTTAAACGGGGGAAAACTTTCCAAGTGGTTTAACGAGTTAAAAAGCAGCATGCCCTTTCAGATGATTACCAATCCAATTGTGTTGGCCACAGCGGGAATAGTAAAACTCAATAAGTTTATTGGGGAATCTGAAAGTGTTTACAAAGCCCAGGCACAAGCGGAAACGCAGTTGTCTGCAGTTATGAAAAACACTATGGGTGCTCGTAGAGAAGATATTCAAAGTATTTTAGACTTGGCTTCAACTCAGCAAAAAGCAGGTGTTATTAGTGGCGATGTTCAACTTGCGGGTGCAAAAGAGTTATCAACATATTTATCAAAAAAGGAAACATTAGAGAAAATAATGCCTGTTATGAACGATATGCTGGCGCACCAATACGGTATGAACGCATCGCAAGAGCAAGCATCTCAAATTGCCACCATGCTTGGAAAAGTGATGGATGGGCAAACCGGAGCATTATCCAGGTCAGGGTACAACTTTGACGATGTACAGGAAAAAATACTTAAGTACGGAACAGAGAGCGAGCGGGTGGCGGTTCTGTGCGATGTAGTAAATAAATCTGTTCAGGGTGTAAATGCTGCGCTCGCAGGAACACCGGAGGGAAAACTAAAACAGCAAGCCAATAATGCTCAAACGCTTCAAGAGAGAATAGGAAAATTAGTTACTGAAATAAAAGCAGTACTGATTCCTGTTCAGGAGCTATTTACCTCAATTGGTGAGGGGGTAATATATTTTTTTGAAAAGTTTTACGAGACTGTGCAACAAAACAAGGCCTTGTTTATTGTTATAGGCGCGGCAATAGGAGTTGTAACATCAGCAATAATTTCTTATGTAACCTGGCAAAAAATTTCAGCACTGTGGACACAGATAACTACTTATTTTAAGGCAGGCGAGGCTGCTGCATGGTGGGCAGCTGTAACACCGATGCTGATATATATTGGAGCCATTGCAGCGATTATTGCGGCAATAGTTGCAATAGTTGGTGCCATTATTTATTGCGTAAAACACGTAACCGGATGGGGAGAAACCTGGGATAATATTATGACGTGGATGAAACTTGGCATCTCTTTATTCAAAGAATCTGTTTCTCTTATTTGGTTACAGATAAAGGACACATTCCTTAGCGGTTTTGAAGTCATTGCGAAAGGTTGGTATAAAGTCCAATCACTCTGGAATAAGAGCGCGGCTAACGAGGGGCTTGCAGAATTGGAAAAACAGCGAAATGATAGATTGAAAGAGATTGCGGAGGCAAGAAATAAAGTTGATGGCCTTAAAAAGCAAATGTCCGATATGACGGTTTTTGCGCTTAAAAGTGACGGAACCACATTTAAAGAGTTTATCGGTGCCGGAAAGAATAAAATTGGGCTTGGGGGTAATGAGCAACTAATGGATATGGTTAATGGCGGGAATAAAGACAAAAACAAGGATATTGATAAAACCATCGAAGCCACTGCCACCGGCGGAACTCGCAGCACCACCATCAACATTCACATGGGTAAGTTTTTCGACAATATTGTATTTAACGGCGGCTTTGCCGAAAATGCAAAAGATGTGGAGCGCAAAATAGAAGAGTGCTTGTTAAGAGTACTGTATTCGGCACAAAACGCGGGGTAGAAGCAATTACAAACTAAAAATTACGAATTACGAATATGGATCCGGTAAAACTTATAAATGAAAAGACAAATTTGGCGTTGAAGATTACCAACGCTTTGGGGTACAATATGCCCCCGCCTTTTCTTTTTGGAAAATCGGTTGTGGTGGATCCGGCATTACACTCTTCAGACTATAATAAAGAAAAGTTTGATGCAAAGTACGGAAAAAACTTTGAGAGTACCCTATTTTTAGTGCCGGTTAAATTGCGTTTAAACAGCCAGTCAACAAACGGCGGCTTTCAACTTCCGCTCGACCCGCTTATTTCCATTAGCGGTAAAAATATCATTCGCCGGCGTTATGTGGCAAAAAGCAAAATGCGCGGTTCCATTAAAGAAACCTGGAGTCAGGATGACTACGAAATTACGATTGCCGGATTGTTGCAAAATGATGACCAGGGGTATTTGAACGATGATATTTTTATGCTCAGGGAGTATTTGGAAGCGGCGGAGTCGGTGCATATTGTTTGCGACCTGTTGAACAATGTTTTTGAAATTACACGAATAGCCATTGAAAGCTACGATTTTCCTTTTACAAAGGGAGTGGAAAATCAGGCGTTTACCATCAAGGCATATTCAGACGATAACTATCAACTTTTGGAGGAAAAGTAATGTATAAAATGAGCTGGATAATTAGCATTGGCAATTACAATCTGAAAATGATTGAGAGCGTGAACGTAAAGCGCTCTGTAGAATCGTTGGCGGATACGGCTAAAATTACGCTTCCTGCAACGGTGTTTAATAAGGCTTTAAATATTAATAAAAAACCGCTTGAAGAGATATTAAAACGTGGTGACCCGGTAAACATAGAACTTGGCTACGATGATAACCCTAAACCCGAATTTGAGGGCTACGTGGAAAGCATCAGCACCGATGGCGGCTCCTTAGTGTTAAATTGTGAAGATGGCATTTTCCTGTATCGCGTTGAAATTCCCAATAAAGAGTTCACAAATATTAAAGTAAAGGATATTCTGAACTATGTAAATACTGAGGTTGGCAAAAAACAAAACAAAAAATTTTCGCTTCAATGCGATTACGATTTTTCTTACGACAAATTTGTAATTAAAAGTGCCAACGGCTACGATGTTTTAAAGAAGATTCAGGAGGAGGCAATGCCGAACATTTATCTTAAAGATGACGTTTTGCACATCCACCCGCAATATTCTGAGATTTTTGGGGAAGTAAAATACGACTTTTCCAAAAACATTGATGCAGACGGTACCGATTTAAAGTATAAGAAAAAAGAGAACAGGCGGGTGCGTGTTACCATTGAATATACAGGCTCGGACGGCAAAACGAAAAAGTACGAGTACGGCGATATGGGCGGCGAAAGTGTTACCAAAAAAACAAGCACGAGCAACCAAAAGAGTATTGAACTGCTGGCAAAACAGGAATACGAATCGAAAAGTTATGACGGCTATGAGGGCAGTTTTAGTGGGTGGTTATTACCCTATTGCGATGCCGGGTATAAAGCAACCATTACCGATCCGGATTATGAATATAAAAACGGAACTTACTACGTGCTGGAAGTGGAAACCAATTTTAGCGAACAGGGCGGGGTAAGAAAAATTACACTGGGAAAAATAATATCAAAATAATGATTAGCAATTAATAATGAGCACAAATAGCAGTAAAATCAAGCGGGTGTTAGAGGATATTTCCAATAAAAACGGAAAGCGGGATAATAATAATCTGTTTTTTACTGCGGAAGTTAAAAAAGTAGATGACGAAACATGTGATGTGGAGATAGCCGGAACCGAATACACCGGCATACACTTGGCGGCAGTTTCGGATGGAAACAAAAACAACCTCATTATTAAACCCAAAGTAGGCAGCGTGGTATTGATTTGCGACAAAACCGGAGGCGACATGGCGTGGATGAATGTGATAGCGTTTTCGGAAATAGAAAGCGTTACGATGAAAATTGATGAAATTGTAATAAACGAAGGGAAAAACGATGGTATGGTTATTATTCAAAAGTTAACGGATAAGGTTAATGAATTGGTTGATTGGTGTAAGGGTCATACACATCTATTGCAAACAAGTTCAGTTTCAGTTGAAGGAGCTATGGGTACATATGTAAACACTGCCCCCATTAACGTTCCAAAGCCACTTAGTCCACCAAAGAAATTTAATAAGGCTGATTACGAAAACGAAAAAATAAAACACTGATGAATAGAGCAACAGGCATTTTATTGGATGAAACAGGCGATGTGATGGTGCAAAACGGCAGTATGGTTATTGAGGATTCCACGCTACAAAACCAATATTTGATTCTATTGGCGCAGAAAGGGGAGTTTAAAGAGTATCCTACGCTTGGCGTTGGTATTAGCGATATGTTGGGCGATGATGATGCTCTGGAGTGGAAAAAACGGATTCGTGAGGAGTTTGCAAAAGACGATATGAAAGTTAACAAAATAGACCTGAATTTACAAACAGGCGAAATAAATATAGACGCACACTACAACTAAAAACAATTTTTATGAAATACTTTAAATTAGAAGAATTTACCAAAACAGGAACAGGACTTCCAAACATACCGGGACCACAGGAGAGAAAGAACATTGAGGCGTTGATTGTAAACGTGCTCGATCCCGCTCGTGCGGAGTTTGGGGCGGCGGTAGTTGTTACATCCGGTTTTCGCTCCGAAGCGGTAAATGCAAAAATAGGCGGGGCAAAAAACTCCCAACACACTAAGGGCGAGGCGGCAGATTTGCAGAGTGCCGACAAAAAGCGGCTGTTTGACATCATTAAAAAACAGGCTCGCTTCGACCAACTTATTTGGGAATTTGGAGACGCAAAACAGCCCAAACATATACACGTTTCGTGGTCAAGTTCTCCACGCCGGCAGGTTTTAAAGGCAGTAACTGAAAACGGAAAAACTAAATATATAAACTATGAATGAAGTTGCTACCACAACGGCTATAGCCGGCGGAACCGGATTTTTCGGGTGGCTGTTTTCTAAATGGCAAACCAACCGCGAGCGCAAAAAGAGCGACTTGCAAATGATACATGAATCAACCGCCAATTTGGTAGAATCTATCAAAATTCTAACGGTGCGAAATGGCGAACTGGTAGGTGAACTTATGGAAGAGCAAAAAAAACATTTGACACTTCTAAAGGAAAAGTTAGAGTGGCAAATTGAACGCGAAGAATTTATTGCTAAAGTAGAGGGTTTAAAAAAAGAAGTAAAAGCCTTAACGAGAAAAATTGACGAACTAATTAATGAAAAAAAGTCATGAAAAAACTGATTCTAATCCTTATTGCCATTGCGTTGCTTACTTCGTGCAAAACAGTAAAAAATAATATTCGGGAAAAAAGCAAAACCGAGGTGTCAATACAAAATGACATCAAAGAGGAAGTCAAGGTTTTAGAAGAGGTAAAAATATCGGACAATATTACCCAGCTGACCGATGAGCTTATTACTATCATTGAAAAAATTATTACCGTTAAGTTATCTGCCCCTGACAGTTTAAGTAACCAACACCCCACAGAAATAACTACCACAGAGCGCGAAATAACAAAAGGAAAAACCGTAAAATACGATGCAAACAGCAGGGCGGAACAAACTATTAATACCGAAATTCAAAAAACCGATAACTCAACGGAAAACATCAAAACCGTAACCGAAAAAATAGACAAAACGACTACCAAAAAAACAACGCCCGGATGGGTGTACGCTATTGTAATTATTCTCACTGTCGGTATTTTGCTTTTTGTGTTCATTTTCCTAAAAAAATACCGCATACTATGAAAACAACCACGCCACTTCCGGGACAATCTATCTTTGATATTGCGCTAATGACCTGCGGAATAGCGGAGGCGGCATACGATATTGCCGCAGATAATAGAGTAAGCGTAACCGATGATGTAGGAGGATTAGATTTAACCGTGGCAGATAATATTAGCGCAAATAAAAAAGTGGTGGAGTTTTATTCCGTAAACAAGATAGTTCCTGCAACCGATACCAGCAATCGATCATTCTCTGATGTAAAGCCGGAACCTGATGTAGAGCCGAAAGTAGAGCCGAAAGTAGAGCCGAAACCAATAATCGAATAATACCCTATATAATATGGCACGAACAATAGATGAAATTAAAAAACAGATGACTACGGAGTGGCTATCTCAACAGGAAGTCAGGATAAAATACGAAATTGCTCCCTCAGTACAAAACGATGCGTTTGATAGCATTTTTTCAAAAGCAAGTATAGAAAATATTTTCTTCTATGTTGTAGCGTTTGCCATTCACATACTTGAACGTACTTTTCACACAGAAAAAGAAAACTTGACACAATATGCCGAGAGTTTACGCCCTCACACAAAACAGTGGTATATTAATACGCTTAAGGCGTTTCAGTTGGGGCATCTATTTAATGAAGAAACCGGAAAATATGATATTGTTGACGATCAGGCGCAAATTATTAAGTATTGCTCCCTGCGCGATGACGGAGGGGAGCTTTATTTTCTCGTGGCAGCCGATTTCGGCGGTGAACCGCAGAAAATCAATGAGGGTGTGTCAATGACCGCCATTAGAAACTACGCAGGCAGAGTGTTTGACGCCGGAGCACATTTTAATATTGTATCTAAAGATCCGGACTTGTACCGGTGTGAAATTCTTATAAACTACGACCCGCTTGTGCTGGATGGGAGCGGCAGAAGGCTGGATGGCACTAACGATACACCGGTAATAACTGCCATCAATGACTATTTCCGGTCGTTTCCGTTCGATAGCGAATTCAGTAATATGGCACTTACAGATGCAATTCAGCAGGTTGAGGGTGTAAGAATAGTGCAGATTATTTCATCTGAGGCAAAGCCAAATACGGCACTGTCGCCTTACCGGAAAATAGAATCGGTATATACGGCGGATAGCGGTTATATGGTATGCGAACAGGCTAATGTTATTTATCAAATATAGAATCCATGAAAGTAAATTTTAAACGGTTGACGACCCTTCTTTTGCCTACCTTTTTGCGCAAGACTCTCATCTCATTTGTAGCAGCTTTTTCAAAGTCAATAAAAACCGTAAAAAAAAGTATTGACAAATTTTTCAGCGATTTAAACTACCATATAAGCGTAACACCGCAGGTATTTTCGCTTGAGAAAATGCTCAACGACAAGTGCGACCCCTATTATCGCGAAATAAAGATTACCATTCCGGAGTTAGAGGCGAGATTCTATTTTTCTGTAAATACCGATGTAACCATGCAGTACTTTAATGACGGTAATTTTTTCAGCGGTAGGCGTTTCCACGATTTTACGGTGTTTTTACCCATAAGAATAAAAAGTGTGGATATGACAAACTACGTTACCGCGCTACTGAATAAATACAAACTATTAACCAAAACTTTCAAAATTGAATACGTATGAAAAAACTTATTTTATCGAATCTTGGGTATAAATTGCCCGCCAATCAGAATTTTCTGCAATATGTAAGCGAAGAGATGCATAACAACATTATTGCATTGTGCGCATCAATGTTTACAGACACAACAAAGGCATACGTGCTTTCGGGGTGCAAGAGAACAATCAGCGACACGCTAATTAGTATTACAAGTGGTGTTGTCTATTATCAAAAGGAATTGTTTTTCGTTCCTTCTTTCACAGCACTTACTTCAAACCCAAGCTTGCCCGGCACGCCTTCCGGCATTATTTTAGTGGCGGCTACAAGTTTTATCAACGAAACATACGGGGATAATGTGCCAAGAAATGCTTACGAGGTCAAAACAATGTCATGGACGACCGACCTGCAGTTCCCATCATTTTCATACGAAGACCTCATTAGGGTGGACGTTGAGATAAGCGAGGTAAACTATCCGGGTAAGGTGTTTACTGCTTTAGAGGGAAAAGTCGTGAAGAATTTCTTTACGCAAACCTTAATCTTGCATCTCAAGGCGAACGCGCCGGCAGGGTCAAGTGGTTCTCCTTTAATTATTGAAAGTGATTTTTCAAAAGACGGACTTCTTGGCTATGGAATAATTGAAAACAGAACCAAGTGGGTATCGCGGCCAGTTACGGTTAGTTGTACGGACGGGGCAATAACAATATGGGCTTATACTACAGATTTACCCATCAATAAACTGTGCGGTTTGGTTGACTTTGAAGCGGGCGATGATTTACGAATATACGTGAACCTTACCCACGAAAGAGTAACAGCGTAAATAAAAAAGCCCCCATCTCCCGCGTAGCAAATTTCTCACGCTCGCTACGCAAAGCAAAGGTGCTGACACACCACGACAAAGGCTAAATGCCTCTTGGTGTGTCAGCACCTTTATTTATAAAAAGAACGCGTGAGAATGGCGCAAAAATAATAAAAATTGAAAATGGAAAAAGAACAAAAGAAATTCAACTACCAACAGCAATATGGCGTGATTGCTATTTGCAAAGATGAAGCGGAGCAAATTCGCATTTATGAGGAACTGAAAAAACAGGGATTAACGCTAAAAGTGGTAACAGTATGATTATTGAGGTAAAAAACAGATGTAGCGATTACAGCAGTTACAGGGCAGCGCGGGTAAAGTCGCTGTTTAATGCCGAAACAGGCTGCAATTGGGAGCACACAGCGAAACTGCCCATTGAGGAAATGGAGTGGAAAATCGGTTTAATAGTGGGACCATCCGGGAGCGGAAAAACAAGCATCGGCAGCCGTATTTTTGAAAAGCCTATTTATGATTTATATTCCGGTTGGGATACAGACAAGCCCATCGTTGACTGTATTGCTCCGTCCGGCGACTTTAACGCCGTTACCGGTGCATTGTCGGCAGTTGGGTTGGGCGATGTTCCGGCGTGGCTGAGACCGTTCCACGTTTTGAGCAGCGGAGAGAAATTTAGGGCGGGGTTGGCGCGTTTGGTTTGCGAGCAGCCGGTGCAAGTAGTAATTGATGAATTTACCAGTGTCATTGACCGGCAAATTGCCAAAATCGGCGCACAGGCGTTTGGCAAGGCGTGGCGGCGCGGCAGCGGGCAGGTTGTTCTGCTATCGTGCCACTACGATATTATAGAGTGGCTACAGCCCGACTGGGTTTATGATACGGCGGAGGCGCGGTTTTACACCCGCGACTGTCTTCGGCAACGCCCAACAATCGAACTTCAAATTTATAAAGTCAAAGGAAGTGTTTTCCGGCATTTTAAGCCGCATTACTATTTAGATTTGCCCTATCCTGTAGCGGCAGAGTATTTTGTGGGTATTGTAGGAAATGAGCCTGTTTGCCACGTTGCAGTTTGCCCGCTGTTTACTGCCAAAGCCTACCGTGCCACCCGATTGGTTGTTATGCCGGAGTGGCAAGGTGCCGGAATTGGAACACGGTTTTTAGATGCCATAGGACAATACCACCTTGATGGGCGTGGACGATGTGGTTACAAATTGCCAACATTTTTTCACACATCACACCCGCAACTGTGCATGGCGCTGCGGCGTTCTGGCAAATGGGTACAAACAGGAGCGCAACTATATGGTGATAATAAATTAAAAAGTGCACGGAGTTTAAAGAAATCGCGAGACAAGCAAAATATTACAAACAGAGCAAGTACAGGCTACGGTGGGCATTTTAGGGCTGTACAGGCGTTTAAATACATAGGAAATGATAATTAATATTTTAGGAAAAAAGGGGGAAGCGTACAACGCCGCACGTGATTTAATTTTATCATTGGGACACAGTACCGCAAAAAACGGATTATCGCACGTTGCCATTGCACCACTTTTAACGCAAAAAATAACCCTTGAGGAAATTAACTACCCTCTATTAGGCACGCTGATTTTTCATCCCTCGCCACTTCCATACGGACGCGGTGCATCGGCAATACGGTGGGCATATCGGCGACAGGAACCGGTAACGGCAGCCACATGGTTTTGGGCAAACGAAAAATTAGATGCCGGAGATATCTGCGAGCAGGAAATCGTAAAAATTGACTATGAACTACGCCCACGAGAATTTTACGAACAGCACATTATTCCGGCAATGGTTAGAACCTTGGAACGTGCTTTAAACGATATTGAAAAAGGAGTTAAACGGCAAATAAAACAAGTGGAGGAATATGCAACTTATAACAGTAGAATTGAATAAAATATATTGTGGGGATGCTTTGGAAACGCTGCGTCTGTTTCCAAATGAAAGTGTGAACTGCATCGTGTCATCGCCTCCGTATTACGGGCTGCGAAATTACTGTGTTGATGGGCAAATTGGACTTGAGCCAACTCCGGAGCAGTATTTGCAACGCTTGGCGGAAGTATTTATGGAATGTAATCGGGTGTTGAAAAAAGAGGGTACAATGTGGATCGTTATCGGAGACAGCTACGCAGGAAGCGGGCGCGGAATTGGCGACATAAATAAAAAAGGTATTCAACAAAAAGCAAGTTTTGTGGGGGAGTTTTGCAAGCCCTACCAACTTGAAGGCTACAAAGGAAAGGATTTAATGGGTATTCCGTGGGCGTTGGCTTTTGCGTTGCGTTTGGGCGGCTGGTATTTGCGCCAGGATATAATTTGGCACAAACCAAATCCGATGCCGGAAAGTGTCCGCGACCGGTGTACAAAAGCCCATGAATATATTTTTCTATTCAGCAAATCTCCAAAATACTACTTTGACCACAACGCTATATTAGAGCCTGCAAAGTATGATGGACGTAAGAAAATGACCCACAAAGGCAGCAGTAAATACAATAGCGGTGTAAGCAATATCAGCGTGCAAGGTCTGTTTAAGAGCGGACACGAACGTTGGCCCAACAAACTACGCGGATACGTGTCAAAAGACGGCGAAACAGGCTTTCCGGCGCAACATCATGGCAGTAATATACCAATGCTACCGGCCCGCAACAAACGCAGCGTGTGGACGGTTCCAACGCGTGGATTTAGCGGTGCGCATTTCGCCACCTTTCCACCCGCGTTAATACGTACTTGTATAGAGGCGGGCTGCCCTGCCGGTGGTGTAGTCCTTGATCCGTTTATGGGTGCCGGAACCACAGCGTTGGTGGCTAAAGAACTTGAAAGAAATTTTATCGGTATTGAACTAAACAGTGATTATATACGTTTAGCAGAAGAGCGGTTGGCAAGTGTGTGAAAAATGTACAAATTGATTTAAAAAAATGTACAAATTGATTTTGCGATTATACTTGTTCAAAAATCAAATTCTAATCAAAACAATAAAAACAGAGAAAATTACCCTTTTACGTAGAAAAACCTTAATCTTTAGATTAAGGTTTTTCT